AGAACTTGTGAGCCAAGAATCTTGGGTATTAGATTGTATAAACAAAATTCAAGCCGCAAGCGATCGTCCTATTGTAGTAAGATCACATCCTAGATCAAGATTAAATTTACCGCAATTACCTGCCGGTGTACGTTTAGAAATACCAAGACCTATACCCAATACCTATGATGGGTTTGATATGAATTACGCATGTCATGCTGTGGTTAATTACAACTCTGGACCAGGCATTCAAGCAGCCATAGCTGGCAGTAGACCCATGGTGCATGAATCCAGCTTGGCAGCACCAGTATCGATAAATTGGGACAATATAGAGCAACCTTATGACATAGATAGACAGCAATGGCTAATTGAAATTTGTCATACTGAATACACCGTAGAAGAATTGAGAACAGGCTTATGGCTAAAAAGAATCGGGTCATACCTGGGGCTGTAACTGATTGTGCCTGTGTAATACACAGCACCGGATATGACTGGCGCTATGTAGAAAACTTGTACAGTATGTTGACCAGAGCCCTGCCTGGCGGTATACGTTTTCATGTGTACACCGAACACGATCGATCAGTACCGCCACATATGATCAAACACATCTTGACCGAATGGCCGGGTATTGCAGGGCCTAAAAAGTCCTGGTGGTACAAAATGCAAATGTTTAATCCTGAACATCACTCGGGTAATTTGCTTTATCTGGACCTAGACACAGTAGTAGTACGTGACTTGTCGTGGATATCAGCTCTTGACACACGATATTTTTGGGCCATACGAGATTTTAGATATTTACAAAATCCTCACCATACAGGATTCAACAGCAGTGTCATGTGGTGGAATGTCAGTCATTTTTCTTGGATATGGGAACAGTTTTCCAAAAGTGACATCACACAGTTGATCAAAACCAATCCAGGTGATCAAGATTACATCACAAAAGTTATTGATATCAATCAACGTAGATTTTTTAAAGATCAAATGTTTGAAAGTTTTAGATGGCAGTGCCTGGATGGTGGGTATAATTTTCAGCGTCGACAACACAACTCTCCCGGCAGCGGAGTTAAAATTGCACCTGATACCTCTGTGGTGATATTTCATGGGGCGCCTAAACCTCATCAGATATCAGACACAACAATTACACAATTATGGAGATAAAAATGCCTGTAAAAAGTTTGAGATTTTTAGGAAAAGTAATTAGCGATACAGTGTCACTGACAGTAAACATGGGTAACCACACAGTGTTTGATGGAACGATTACAGCAGCTGATAGTAACTCGTTAATGACATTATTTCGAACAGAAATACCCGCAGAGTTTTTGACCAGTATACCAATGTCTGTTTTGGTATCAAATGGCAGTGTAGTTATGACACAGATATTAATTAACCAACAATTAGTTAGTAACAATCGATTCAGTATGTTTCAATTAACACTATTGCACGACGCTACTGAGTGGGAAGAAAAATTAAATATGATGATTAAAATAGCTGATCCTCCTTTTTCGGACCAACAACTAAATTTTTTACGCTCACCAGATCCTAAGGACTGGGAAGAACAACATCGTTTACTTAATGTACATCAATGCTATTACGAAATTGCTAGTCCAAATAGTTGGGCACCTATACCTGTCATGGACCCTAGAGAAAATGTCAGGTTAAACGGAACATTACAAATACCTCAACGACGACCGGGGCAAGATGGAACTTGGCATTGGACTATGGAATCGGGGGATGTATTATCATATGATTTAAAATTATCATAAGATTTAAAATCATCGTAAAAACCCTACTAACAATACGGATATTATTAACCCAGTTGACCAGTATGTCAGAGCATGCTAAACTACAGCATAACAACAAAAAACGCCAAAACTGCTGAAAAATGTCGCAGAAAATAGCTGAATTTTGTTGTAAAAAAGCCACAATCTAGTGGTTGACCAGTAATGAGTACTTTGCTATAATAGAAGCTTAGTAAGTAATTTTAACCGCACAAATAGGAGCCAACCAAATGAGTGCTATTCGTATTATTCGCGGCGAGTACCGCGGCAAAACTGTAAAAAATCAGAGCTTTGCTCTAGTGTCAGGTTTTCAAACTGGTGCCAAAGGCGGCTATGTGACTGTACAAAATGATGGCACATTTGCCAACTGCCCCAGCACCATTCGTATCAAAGTAAACGCTATCTCTGACTATGAGATGGTATCAGGAGACAGTGTGACAGCACAACCGCAAATTGCCGAAGTGCCGGCACAAATCAAAGAAACTGAAGAACAAGCCATGGATCGTATCCGTGAACGTTTTGAAATTCTTACAGAAATGACCAAAGCCGCAATAGGTGGCGACATCCGTGCAATGATTGTATCTGGTCCTCCGGGCGTGGGCAAGAGCTACGGTGTGGAACAAGAAATTGAAAAAGCCACACTGTTTGATAAACTGGCAGGCAAACGACTGCGAGCAGAAGTTGTTAAAGGCAGTGCCACTCCTATTGGCCTGTATCAGACCTTGTACAAATACAGCGATGAGAATTGCGTATTGGTATTTGATGACTGCGACAGTATCCTTGTTGACGACGTGGCACTGAATTTGCTTAAAGGTGCTCTCGACTCAGGCAAGAAACGTAAAATTTCCTGGCTGTCAGAATCTAGCACTCTGCGTCGCGAAGGTATCCCAGATCAATTCGACTTCAAAGGCAGTGTGATTTTTATCACCAACTTGAAATTTGAAACAATGAAATCGCAGAAACTGCGCGATCACTTGGATGCACTGCAAAGTCGTTGCCACTACTTGGACTTGACACTGGATACCATGCAAGACAAGATCTTGCGTATCAAGCAGATTGCCAAAGACGGTGTGTTGTTCCAAGACTATGATTTTGAGCCTTGCATGCAAGACGAGATCATTGACTTTATGAATGCTAATCAAAATCGCTTGCGTGAAATGAGCTTGCGTATGGCATTGAAAATTGCTGACTTGCGTAAACTCAGCGCAGGCAATTGGAAACGCCTGGCAGAGACCACCTGCATGAAAGCAGCCTAATAGCCATGAGTGCCATCACGGTGTCAATGTTGTTTATGTTGCTGAATGGTTGGCTGGCCAAGGGCAGTTTTGACCGACAGCAAAATACATTTGGATGGTTTTGGGTGTTCTTGAGTGCTTGGAATTTGGCTGAGGTATTGAATATGATTTTTTAAAACGTTTGGGTCTGGTTGGCTCCGCCCAAACTTTATACAGGCACTTAGGTGCCTGTTTTTTTGACTTTAGTTTGCAATAAGTATATACTGAAACATGATCAGTAAATATTTTATTATTGCGTTAGGCCATGATGGTGGCATGGAATTAAAATTCCGCATTAGGCCAACTGAAATATCAGAATTATGGCTTGACAGAATGCAGCAAAGACATCAGTATCCATTGGATCATCCAGATAGATTTTACGGCTTTGATGATCCCGAAACAGAAAAATCTCGTGCAACACGCATGATACAAAAATGTATTAGCGTTATAAACACCCACAAACGTATAATTGAACGTGAGTTTGAATACACTCAAGATTGTTTCAATTATCTACATAACATATTTGAAAAATATCATGGGCTATTAGACCAACAAACATCAGACTATTGGATGACAGCTCCGGATAATGTTAGACTAGCATTGGCTGAATTAAATCTAGCTGTGCATAGATGTGAGGATACAATAAATCCAATCTTTCCGAGGATAGTATGCACTTGGTATGGTATACCTAAAACACATTGCCTGTCGGCTGAATTACAACGCAAATATGGCGAAACCACTATAAAATTTGGTACAGTATATCTTAACTATTGTGAGATAGGCAAAACAGTCGAAGACTTAACATTTGACAATGACGTATACATAAGTGACGAAGCATTTCGGCCATTCAGTCATTATAGTGCTGATTTTAAGATAGCGTTTTATGATCGAGACACTACAAAAAAATATCCACAGATACAAAACTATATTGAGCAACATAGTGATTTTTTTCTTGCAAAAGGTATCACAAGTGTGTATAATACACAAGCACAACCACTTTATTTCCCCGTGGCAGATCTAGAATATTCTGTAGATCAAACAAATTTGATTCAACAAATAAGCGCTCGACAGTTTGTGCGTGAAGTAAAATTACAATGAAACAATGTACAATACAAATCAATGACGAAGTAAACATCAAGATTGAAGGACTTGATCTTGATGCTCGCAAAGCCTTAGTAAAAGCCTTCAAATACGATATACCTTATGCACGATACCTTCCAGCGGTGCGGCTAGGCCGATGGGATGGCAAAGTGTCTTATTTTCAACTGGGTGGCAGTACATACGTAAATCTTTTACCGGACATAATTCCGTTGCTTGAAAGATTTGACTACGATATTGAATTGGATGACCGCAGAGAATACTCAACTACATTTGAGTTCGATCAGGTAACTGAACAAAGTTATGCAAACAAACTATGGCCCAAGTCACACCCTGCAGAAGGACAGCCCATCTTGTTGCGTGATTATCAAGTGGAGATTGTGAACAACTTTTTGACCAATCCACAATGCATACAAGAAGTGGCCACAGGTGCGGGTAAAACAATCATGACTGCTGCACTCAGTGACGCAGTCAGCAAGTATGGTCGTAGCATAGTGATTGTACCCAACAAAAGTCTAGTTACACAAACAGAAAAAGATTACATCAACATGGAACTGGATGTGGGTGTGTATTTTGGAGACAGAAAAGAATATGGCCGCCAACACACTATCTGCACCTGGCAAAGTCTAAACAATCTCATGAAGAATACCAAGAATGGCATAGGCGATTGCACCATCCAAGAGTTCATTGAAGGTGTTGTGTGTGTTATAGTAGACGAAGTACACATGGCCAAAGCAGATGCATTAAAAACTTTACTCACAGGTGTAATGGCGCAAGTGCCAATTCGGTGGGGACTGACTGGAACCATACCAAAAGAACTGTTTGAAAGCCAAGCATTGCTAGTAAGCCTAGGTCCTGTAATCAGTAGACTATCAGCTAGTACATTACAAGATGCAGGAGTGTTGGCCAATTGTCATGTGAACATAGTGCAGTTAGTAGATCATGTGGAATATGCCGACTATCAAGCTGAATTAAAATATCTCCTGGAAGAATCTGGACGATTAGATACTATAGCATCATTGATACAACGAGTTAACGAAACTGGTAACACTTTGGTATTAGTAGATCGAATTGAATGCGGACATCAACTGGTTGAACGACTGGGAGAACGTGCAGTTTTTGTATCAGGCTCCACCAAAGCCAAAACTCGGCAAACAGAATACGACGAGATTGCTGTCAGTGACGACAAGATTATTGTGGCCACATATGGGGTGGCTGCTGTGGGCATCAACATTCCGCGTATTTTTAATCTTGTGCTGATTGAGCCAGGCAAGAGTTTTGTGCGTGTGATTCAAAGTATTGGTCGCGGAATTCGCAAAGCCGAAGACAAAGATCACGTGCAGATATGGGATATTACTAGTACGTGCAAATTTGCCAGACGACACTTAAATAAACGCAAGGTCTTTTACAAAGAGGCCAACTATCCATTCACAGCCGAAAAGTTGGAATGGATGAAGATATCTTAACAATGATCTCTTGACATTTTGAGATAATTCAACTATACTGAACACATGCGTATATTAACATTAGACAATAGCTTTTATGATCTAGATCACTTGCCCGACGAAGTAGATGATATGAGATTTGCCATCTTGGACAACTCTGACCCCAAAGATCCAGACTATCATTTTATTCCACTTATATTTTTAGAAAGTTTTAATGCCCCAGCCTTGGTATTACGAATAGGTGACGCTACAATAAAAATGCCCATGGATTGGCAGATCCTGATTGGCGAGCCCGACGTGGGAGACCTTGAAGTGCTACCACTCACCAGTATAAATGATCGCGGATTCAAAGTATTTCAATTCAATCCGTTGACCAGTTTCCGTCCCAGTTTTCCTGACATTGAGATATTGGATGTGTATCATGAAGTTAACTGGTTTGCACCCAAACTAAAAAATGGCCAGCTGTTGGCTGTGCCATTGAACAATGACGCAGAGCCTGACTGTGTGTATTTTGTCAAAGACATCAGCCGCAACTGCGAGATAGTAGACTATAACAAGGCCTGGTAATGGGACAGCTAAAGCCTGGCGCAACCTATGTTTACGAACGTAATGGTAACACAGTGTATGCTCGCGAATCAGGTGCTGATCCTGACACACGGGTAGAAATAGGATATGACTACGAAACATTTGAAGAACGTAGAGACCATGACATTAGAGCAGGAATGAGACAACGACATGAAGCCTTAATGGAGGCCAAGCTGTGGGGTGACATTCGACGAGAAGCCAAGACCAATCCCACTTTACACGATGCCTTGGAAAATGCTATAATGATCTATCACCTGACCAAAACAAAATGAGCGATAAACTAAACATCAACAATGAGATGCGGCAACTGGATGCAAAGAACCGTGCATTCTATGATGAGCTTACGTCAGAAGAACGAAAAAAATTCAGTACCTATCTCATGATACGTTGGGGTAGCGCAGTCAGTGGCAGTAGAGAACTACAAGAATATTATGTGCAGAGTACCAATCATTATCTCAACAAAAACTTCTTTGACATAGCCAAGCATACCAAATTGCAATGGTTGTGTGCAACTGCTGCAAGCCC